GTTACACTAGCAGTATGTGTGTAGTCATTAAGACCATCAATTTTAATTTGGTAATCCACCGGACCACTTAGTCCAGTTTGCACACGTAGTCTATGTAAGATTAGGTTAGATTCAGGATCATTGCGTATTGACTCACCATCCTGTTGGTACACATATAACTTGGGTAGTGTAAGCTCCATGTCATAGTTGTAACCAATTACAATGTCAGTACCACGGTAGTCACCAGGTAATTCAAATGTATTGTTACTCAAAACATTTGGATACAACACAGCACCGTTAGAAGCACCTAACACTACTGCTGCTAAAGTTTTATCAGACAGTTTTGAGTAAGGTAAGTTGAATATTGTTTTTTCCGATACTATATTGTATAAAAATTCAACATTTGTGTAAGGAGAACTTGCTAAAAATATACTATCCCCTGTCTGGTAATTTGTACCGTCTGTATTAATCCATGCTCTAGTAATAATACCATTACTTACATTGAAATTAACTGTTAAACCTTGGCCATTACCTGTAGTAGTTGTTGGTCGGTTGATATAGAGAGCATTACCAGTGCTGCCTGTTTGATTATTTTTAATGTATAAGTCTTGCTCAACTGTGCGGTGTGGATTCACATAAAACAAATCCAAACATACATCAGTTTTTTCACCAGTAGGAATAGTCAGGAAACCTTCCTTACTAGATTGAGACATGTCATAGGATTCAATAACAGCCTCACTATCAGTGTTGCCAATCACATAAAATGTATTTGCATCAAAGAATTGGTGCAACACTTTTGTAGTGGTCTTCCATTTATACCATGCCGATAGTTCACGTTTATCACGTGATGAGCTAAGGAACCTAAATTGATACAAGTCGTTTACACCTTTAGTACCAAGAGAGATCAACGACAAAGCAGAAGAAGCTGCCATACTGTCAACACTTGCTGGTACAAGTTCAGGTACAACAACAGTATCGTCATTCATCAACGGAGGACGATCTCTGTTAATGTCAAGTAGTTCAAACAAACGTGTGTACAGCGGTGTCTTAGAAACAAACGCATGTGATGTACCAACTGAAACTGGTTGAATCTTTTCGTCAGTTTCGTAGCTACTAAGTCTAGAGATCTTTACAGTTTTAGGGCTGAACAAGTCAGAGTCAGTACTCAGCATATGCTGCTCACTGCTACCATACAACACCAAACCAACTGCAGTAGGTAACGCATACTTCAAGAAGGCAGGACGTGTACCAACAGCAGAAATGTCAATAGGATCGTCATCAGTAGCGATTTGCGCTGACGTGTTGAAGAAGTTAAAGTAGTCAGCAGCTTTACTCATGATAACGTTACCGTTAGACAAGAAGCCTAGTCGATTACGATAAAAGAAAAGGTTTGAAATTTTTTGGTTGACAAATGTAGGGAGTGGATTAGTGTTGTCATCTCCTACAAGCCTATCAATCCAAGTAACAGGTTCATATTTAAATGATCCATCAGCTTGACGTACAAGCTGGTGTGGCATAGTATTAGGGTCAAGTTTATACTTTAATCCAGGTGCAATTGTTTCAACCCAACTGCCTACACCTGCTGGGATTTGTAAAGGTTGCGCAGGCGGTACCGTTGTTGGAAATGTAATTTGCTCAGAATTATTTACTTCAAATTTAACATACATATCATCAATATCTACATCTGTAGTGTTGACAATTTTAACTACGTGTCCATGTACGCTTTGCGCTGGAAGGAAGGATGTGTTAGGGACACTATCGGTAAAGCCATATATAGAATTAGCAGTTGTACCGCCTTCAACTTCTAAAGTAAATTTAGTGTATTCTGTAGTCGTAAATCTTTGTATGTATAAACCAGATCCAACTATTTTAAGGTCATAAAAATCTTCATGACGTGCATCAGTTTCAAAATGAGTCTTAAGTTTTTCTAAAACATCTTGAATTTCGTTGTGACTAGTAGTTTGAGTTTCTGCTTCAATCGTTTGAGGTGTATTATTATCGTCAGTATAGTTTATTTTAAAACTATAGTGTGCGTTTGCATCGAGTGTGTTAATATAAACAAAACCAGAATCAACTTGACTTGGGCTTACGTCAGTAGACATACTAACAGTCTTAGCTTTGTTTAACACAAACGTGTAATCGTTGATTGTCAAAAACTCTAAGTCATCTGCAGTGGCATCCTTTAGATATGCGTTACTTGGTACAGTTGTGATTGCACAGTTATTAGCTTGAGTATTATAACTTGTACGTTTTGTGTTTTGACTAGTTACAGCTGCATTATAATCACTTTTAGCGGTATCATATTCAGTCGTTGCGTCAGTAAGTTGTTGTCCAGTGTGAGTTGCTGCTACAGTCAACTGTGCTTCATAAACACGATAACCTTGACTAGCAATTAACGGGTATTGATCTGTACGTTCAGATCCTAAAGCATAACCACTAGGAAGGCTGGTTACATGAGAAGCTACAACTGTCCCACTATTTTTAACAAGATACTGTCCACTAGAGTTTTTAAGGATACCGGATTCAAGGGTCTCTTCTACATCAACAGTATATGTATTAGACACACTAAACAACTTAGTAACTGTTGTGTTTTGACCAGCAGTTGCAGCAGCTAAAGCGTCTTCTTTTTCACGCAGTGTGTCAAGTCGTGTTTGTACCAAAGACAAAGCAGTGTTCAGGTCACTGGCTTTAGTTTTTGAAGTTACCACATCGCATGTTCCAGGTACACCTGTGTTGGTACCCATGTCAACTACACGTACACCACCATCAATAAGACTCCACACACGGAACACATTATCTGCATACTGTGCAATGTATTTCTCTTGCTCATCACGCAAGATGTGGAACCATTTAGCACTGTCAGTTAAGTTTGCACCATGAAGGTTAGATACAAACTTAGAACCAGGACGCTTGAGCATACCCAAAGTAAAGTCAGGATATACATTGACTGCATCCTTTACTTGACCAGGACGTTTTCTGTTGTCAGGTTGCTGGGAAATACCAGCTAAAAGATTTGGGATTCTTTGGGTAATACTGCTCATTGCCTCATAAGTCCACGGAAGGGTTGATAGCTTTGGTAATAGTTTTCTCCGTCACGGAAACCAAAGATGTTATAGTCACCTTGGTTGCACTCGTCATCCAGTGCATAAGCACGGGTCAATTGTTCTTGTTCCATCAGCATTTGACTCAACGCTGCATCACCAACCATCTTTACAGCACACATACGTGCAGCACGTGCAGTGATGTAAGCTTGGATAGCAGGAGGCAGGTGTTGAAAATCAAAGTAATAGACAACATCAGCATAGATAGTTTCGGTAAACTTATAGGTATGGTTATACCGATCATACAAGAAACCCTCACGTCGTACAAGATCGTACTTTCCGTAATGTTTCTCTTCGTTGGCATCCATTGACAGAATGTTAGTAGGATAAACAATCATACTAGTATTACTGTCAGGTTGCATTGCCACCTTACGTTCAACATTAAAAGTCCATCCTTCTAGTTGGACCATACGACTGACTTCACGGAGAGTGTTTACAGGGATGGCAACCTCAGGGTTCTGTAGATTGAGCGTGGTGACAGGAGCCTGTCCCACTGAGCTAAGTATTTGATTTACAGCATCCAGTTCTGTGGACACAGCATAAGTAGGAAAAGACATATCTGTCAATAGATAAAAAAAAGGGGACCCGAAGGTCCCCCATGTACAAATAAAATCAGAATGCGGTAGGAGCAGTAGCACCCACATACAGCTCAACAGCTGCAGCAGGGTTCAGATAATCAGCACCCATAGCCAAACGACCCAGGATCACATCACCCTGATAAATCACGGAGACATCACCAGAAGTCACTTGCACCTGAGGAGCAATAGCTTCCACACAGCCAGCAGCTTCACGCTGGAAGATCAGACCGCAGGACTTGGCACCAAGCTCAGCAGCGGTACCATAGTCATTGTTGATACCGGTCGTAGCATCACCAGCATCTTCAGCAGTCACACCAACAAAGTCACCCAAGTTAGTGGGAGCGGTAACGCCAGTCGTACCACCATAAGCAGTACCATACTTACCCAGGAACGGAATGTTCATGGACTTGTAGATCTTGATACCGGCGATCTCAACCACACCGTTACCACGCTGACGAGCAGTACCTTGCTCATCACGATTCACCAGACCATTCTCACCCACTTGTTGGATCAGAGCATAGTACTGGCGGGGGTTAAGGATACCAACACGACCATCCATGCTAACACCTTTCTCATCCATTGCAGCAGCTGCATCGTAGAAAGCGTTAACAAGGTTGGTAGCGACATAGGCATCAGAATCGTTGGTAGTAGAACCAACACGAATCTGAGTACCACCCGGCTCTTCAAAGCTAGTCATAGAGACGGGAGAAGCCTTACGTGCACCACGGGTGATAGCACGGAAGATATAACGGTCATACTTTTCAGCAAGAGCATAACCGATCTTGCGGGAGATCTCAGAGCGCAGATCATAGTGAGACAGAACTTCATCGAGTTCGTACACAAATGCACTGGAGATCAGAAGGTCATCACAAGTGATGGTCTTCTCTGCCACAGGAGGTGCATTACGGTCATTACCGAGAATGCTTTGACCAGGAGTATGGAACTCGCTGGTCGTACGACCCGTGTAGATGAACTGCAAAGACTTGCCGTTCTTTAGGGTACGCTTCATAACAAGATCACGAGCGATCGTGTTATTTTGGAAACCCTTGAACATCTCACCAGAGAAGAGCTTGAGGTACAGTGCACGTGCGTCACCAGCACCATTAGATTGACCCGGACGAGTAAGTTGTGCGGGATTGACGTTCGATTGATGATCGAACGCGCCAGGATAAGCCATTGTAAATAAAAAAGAGATAAGTGTTTACGTTTATCTCAAAGCGCTTTGAGTTATTTAATTGTTATATTGTGTGGTCTATCCCACCGTCTAGACGGCGAAGGGTGTCCTCGTAAGGGCCAACGCCAATGCAAGGGAGGTCCGACTCTGAGGTGCCTCCCAAGCTATATCAAGTAGTAGCGTGTTGATAACGCGGATCGTTTGCCTTGTCCTTAGGAGTAGGCTGCGGATTCATAGGTACAGGCTTAGCCTTTGCACCAGTTTTACTTTGATGTGCCATGTTATTTAATGCTTTGTTTTGATGTAAGTAACGCCGCGATACTTCAGCTTAGACTGCTTTTGTGCAGCCTGTTGCTCCTTTACGCGAGCTTGCAGTTCAACGTTAGGCATTGAATTACTCCGAAGTACCTAACCCCCGTTCCATGGTTAGGCGTCATGCGTCCCAATAGGGGATGAACGTACGTTACTTTTAGAACTTATACTTCATACCAAGCTTAGCACCAACGCTCAAGTCGCTAGTGTCAAGACCTTCAGAGGTAGCAGCAGACAGTTCGCCATAGACATTTGTCTTAGTCGTCACAGCCACGCTGCCACCAATCTTACCAGATGCTGCGCCAGTGGAGCTAGCATCATCAGGGAATGAGATGGCAGGACCACCTTGGATGTACCAAGATGCGTCGTTGATAGATCCTTCATAACCCAGGTGGGTCTCCAAAAGGGTAGAGCTGTAGTCATTACCACGGAAGCCAGAGTTGGACTCTACGTTCACGTAAGGACCTGCAATGGCTGCACCATGTGCAACACCAAGAACAGCACCAGCAAGGATGGACAGAGAGAGATTAGTAGACATTGTTAAGATAATAAATTATGCAATAGAAGGTGCAACATGTGTTGCAAGATCAAGGGAGAAGTTGTTTTGTATGACAGTTCATACGGAGTGAGTGCTTTCAAAATGTTCCTCTTTTTTTTTCCACTCTTCAAACTTACTACGGAGATCTTCATTTATAGTCAGTTCATACTCTTCACAGACCTTTCGTTGATCTTCCTCACGTACACAATCATTGAAGACAAGAAACATAGCGCCACTACGAATATTTTCGGGTGACATGCCGACACACAACAAGAACTTCTCAAACAGTCTGAAGTATTGTCGTGCGTTGAGATCAGCAGCAGGTGCAGTGATCAGGTAATGTTCTTCAGGGAGGAAGTCATCATCACCAAGATGGGAAGCAAACCCACGATTGTAATCATGAGTGTAGGTGGCATC